GGCCCTTTACGGGGCCTCCAGAGTCGAAAGATTCTTTCCCTCACAACTAGAGAATGGAGTGATCTGTGACACGTATTAGAAGCTACAATAGTGGCTTCATCCATGGCATCATGTATAATAATACAGTGATGCGGACCAATGATACATATGACACACTTACAAAGTGTTATGATGTACCTGGTCCAGGTGATGGAGCTGCGTTCCAAGTTGAAAAGGTCTCCCTTACGGGTGGCTTTTGCAACTATGGTGACGTAACACATCCGCCTCAATTTGGATTAGCGTGTAAGGATTATCGGCTAGAAGGCTATACGTCTTCTGTCGATGATCCAAATTATTCACACAAATCATTTCCTAGCAGACCCTCAGATGGGCAGTTAGCTGTGGAATTACTACAGCAAACTAACCCTAGTAGACCCGTCGTTGACGTGCCTACCTTCGTGGGTGAATTAAAAGATGTTCCTCACCTCCTTCGAGTTGAAGGGGGTCACTTACTCAAACGAGTAGGTGCAGCCTATTTACAATATGATTTTGGCTGGAAACTCTTTATTCAGGATATGTATAAGATTCTTGCTTGTGCTGACATGTTAATTAAACGTCAGAATGAGTTAGAACGCCTATACAAATCCGGTCTGCGGTGTAAGCGAGATCTATGGACCGGCTCTCAAAGCTGGTCTCAGGCCAGTAAGTATCAGCAGTCTGTCGGTTTTACGGCATTCTGTTCTAATACTTCTGTGACTGAAAGTAAGATATGGGGGTATACAGTCTGGACTCCAGACTATCCTCCAACACTTATTCATAGAGATATGCGCTGGCTTGCCAGGAAAGCAGTCTTCGGCCTAACGGTTGATCCCGTTACGGCCTGGAACTTGATTCCCTGGTCGTGGTTTATTGATTGGTTTAGCAACATAGGTACTATCCTATCTGCTGCCCGCAATATCGTAAATGCCTCGCATTCAACAATTCAGTTGATGCAGACAACTACAACCACTAGCATATGGAGCCCTACAGATCCTAATCAACATTCTTTGATTTCGGATCTTAAGGCTGTCCATACTACTAAAATCAGACGCATCGCCACACCTACTCTTACAGCCTCGATGCCTATCCTTACGGAGAAGCATCTGTTGACACTCGGTGCGATCGGAGTTACCCGGCGTACGCCGGGTTACTTCCACTAACACTGAGGAACAAGTCATGTTTGCAGATACCCTTACCATTACCATCAATTCGGTTGCCAAGGTTCTCACTCGTGTGAACCAAGACGGCTACTCTTCTGAGTACCTCCTTCGGGAGGCGACTGGTGATTTCCGGCTAAAGCTTCGGAATTCTTCGTATACTGACAAATCTCGAGGTGTTGTTGTCGATCGACACAACATCGAGTTTGTTTATACGATCTATCCCGTAGCTCCCTCAACCCTCTCGGTTATTCGCAAGTACTATTCGGTACTTGAGAATGATCATGTCGACGATGTTACTGCCGACAGCCAATTTGCAGCTGGCATTACCGCGTTTCAAACCGCGGCAAATTATGTCAAGCTGTTAAACTGGGAGTCCTAACTATGTGTTAGGTCGTTGAGGGGGGAATTATCTGCAGCTAAGATTAATCATTTCACTAGAAAGGAAAGGATTATGAAAAGCTTAGCAGATGACTTGCTCATGGTAGCAGAAGGTGTCCTTGCGGATTACCTTCTGGCGTACCCTGCTGACGCTGTAGACGTTAGTCGTGATGGAAAACGACTCTCCCTACTAGTCAAAGAGAGGGGTCATAGCGTTTTTACGCTTGACCTCCCGGAACTCGACGAAACCCTACTTCAGGGTCTCGAGAGTGGCCGTCTTATACTTGGTAAAGCTCTAAGCAAAAGAGCTTCTCCTAGTATCCTAGTGCCCAGATTGTTCAGGGGACTATGGTTACGGATCTTTGACGTCAGTGGAAATTTGAGCGAGAATCCCGACGAATCTGCGATCTTCTTTCTGCGACAGTTATGTTGCATAGGGAAGAAAGTAGAAATCGAGTGTAGCCCCAACAGACTTAAACAATCTGTAAAGGAATACTTCGATGTCGAGCGAGAACTCAGAGCTCCCACCCTCAGGTGGGAATCCGATGAGCTCGGGTCCGAAAGTGAAATGGGCCGCTGTAGCTTCGTTGCTACTTACAGCCCTGATCACAGTGATCAACTCTCACTATGGGATAACACCCAACTAGGTGAGGATTTTTCACTTAATCAGACCCTTCTCCGAAGACTTCAGCGTAATGCTGACTTCTTCGCCAGTGCCTTAGGTAAGTATGATCCATATCAGTATAGTACTGATATGTTCAACTCTGCTAATGGCACTGGTCTCAAACATGGACCTGGTGCTGTTGCGGATTCAACACAGAAAGGATATAAATATGTCTTTCCAAATTGGCCGCATAAGCTTGAACGGCGATTTAGCTTTCACTCGTATGGGAACTGTGAGGCTAGAGAATTCAATAGGGCTCTTATGCCCGAAGAATTGCCCAGTTACTTACAATACTCCCAAACAAGTGATTCGCCGTTCTGTGACCGATCAGAAGGAGAGGAACATATTCCTTGTAACCCTCATATGGATGAGCCAAACACCGCGTTGGTGTCTGGACTCCGTATGGAATTACGAGGAGATTTCCATAGTGATGGGGCAAATAGCCTTTTCACTAACGGAAAAAGACCTCTACATCATGAACCAGCAGCTCGCCTCATGGCAGTTCCGAAAACTGCTAAAGGGCCGAGGCTCATTGCAGCTGAGCCAGCCGCACACCAATGGTGTCAGCAGCTTACTC